GTCCCGCGTACCATGACCACAGGCGGGGGTATCCGGCCAAGGGCGTTGTGCCTGCATCGATGGCGTCCATGTCGTTGTAAGACAGGGCGTCCAGCTGATAGGTGCGGCTGTTGGCGGTGACGGTGATGGAGTCAATCTCCAGCAAATCCGTGGGCAAGGTGCCAGGCGCTGGGGTTGTAGAGCCGTAGAACTTTGTCCCGGCAATGGTCGTCAGTGACCATGTTTTTTCATTGCCTGCAAAGCGCTGACCCGCGTAGAAAGACACCGCGCTGAGAATGGCGGCTTTTATGTCGTCCGTCAGGTCAGTGCGGTGCATTTCACGCGCAATGCGTGCTTGCATGTCTGCATAGCTAGGCATGTTTTTTTGGCCTTCCGCGCTTTTTGGGCGGCGTCTCTTCCGGCTCCGGCAAAGAAAAAGCCGGTGCAGGCTTGGATTCCGGCACCGGCTTTTGCAGAGCCAAGATGGCCCGGCGACGACAGGGGTTAGCGGTCGTTGTCAACGGCAAAACCGATGACGATGACGGCGGTACCGGCAGTTGCAGCCGTGCCGGTCTGGGCGTAGGCCACAAACACGTCCGTGTCAGCAGCCAGCGGCAGGTTGGCGATAGTGGGCGAGCGGGCACCCGCTGTTGCAGCGTCGGTAAACAGCTGCGTACCGCCTGCGGTCGTGCCCACGTTCAGTGCATTGGTTGTGGCCGCGTTGAATGCAGTGTCCACGCGCACGTTTTGCGTGAGCAGGACAGCACCAGCGGGAAGGGTTCCCAGAAGAACACCAGCACCGATACCGGCGTCGTTGAAGTTGACGCGGCGACGGATGTAGTGGATCTGTTGCGTATGGAATTGGCGTGCGTTAAATGCTGGCATGATGTTTTCCTGAAAAGAAAACAGACCCCGAAGGGTCTGCGCTTAGTGGGCGGCTGCGTAGCTCGAAACCACGATGGTTCCGAAGTCTTCGCCGTTGAACTGGGTCTTTTTCAGGCCCGCGATCATCCCGGCAGATACGCCGAGCTGGTTGTTGTAGTCAAAGAGTTCTTCGACCCACGACATTTCGCCCGCCTGGTCCTTTTGGCCGTATGCCATGACAGCGGCTTGCGCACCGCAGAAGATGGCGCGGCGCACCGTGGAGATCGCGGCACCGGTGGAGCTGTTCACGCCGGTAGGCACACGCGATGCCTGATGCAAGATCACGCCGTTGTACTCGCCCAGAGCGCCGGTGTAGATCGGGTTGTTGTCGATCTGACCACCTTGCATCGCGGCCTTCTGAATGTCCAGCCACTGGCCCGAGTTGGTCACGGTGCGCAGGTCATACACCTGGAACGGATGCAGGAACATCACGTACTTGTCTTCACCGTTGACCTTGAGCGGACGAAGCGTCGGGCTGACGGTCTGGGCACGCTCCACGCAGCGGTCAATCTGCGAGAGGGTCATGATGTTGCTGACGCCCAGCGCCTGGTCGTTGGAGCCGGTCACAGCGATGTACCGGTTAGCCGTGGGTGTCAGCGCGGCTTGCATACCGGTGTAGCGAACATCGTTCACTGCGGTATTACCTGCCAGCTGGTTGAAGAACCACGTATCCAGACGGCCAGCCCACCAGTCTTCAAGACCGGACTTGGCTTCATCGCGCACCGAGAACGGCACACGCTGCTCGCTCATCTTGCCGCCGCTGCGTACTGCATGGCGCAGCTGGTCAATGAACACGTTGTCCGTGAACGTTGCCAGCGCTTCTTCGTTGCCCTCAAGGGTCGAGTCGCCTGCAACACCATCGCCCGCGAGCTGCATACGCAGGCCGACAGTGATGCGGTCGCCGGGGCCTTTGGACACTTCGTCACGGATCTGCACCAGCGAGGATGCAGACTTGCCCATGAACTTGGCGTAGTAGGTCTTTTTGAGTGCGTCAACGAAGAGCTTCTTGCTCCACGCCTTGACGGCTAGGGGGTGATTAACACCATATTGGGTGGTTGCCATGTGAGAACCTCATGAATGTGGAAAGAAAGGGCTTGCGCTTTCGCTGCGCTGCGTTTCGTTCCGCTGTTTTTCGTGAGGCGGTCACAGGCATCCACTCCGGGGGATGGGTCCGAATTTGCAGCGTTTAGAGGCCGCTGCCACGCCTTTGCTGATGGCTTAAGCGCCCATCAACTTCCGCCAGGCTTTGTCGTCTTTCACAAGTTCGGCAAAGTCTTCGGCGGGGAGGTTCGCCAGGGTTTCCAGAGAAAGGTTGTTGGGCACACCTCCCCCATTGCCCAGCGAACGCGATGCAGCGACACCACGCTGGGTGGTCTGCATCCTTTGTTGTGCTGTCACTGCCTGCGGCGAGTAGCCACGGGCCTTTGCAAGCGCATACACCCGGCCGGGGATGCTGGCGCCTTGCTGGCGCATCTGCCACGCCATGCCCATGATGTTTTGCTGCATCACTTGCATTGCTGTCTGCTGGTCGTGGCCCAACGCCATCAATGCCTGCACTTCTGCCGTCTTGAGATGCTCCAGCGCCTTGTGGTAGTCGGGCGTCTGGGCAACGTATTCGGCCTCTTGCTGGGCTACATCGCGGGTTAGCTCTTGGATCGCTTGCTGTCGTGCAAACTCCTGCTGCTGCGCCTGCCGCTGTTGCATCACCGTTTGGTTGTGCTGCGCCAATGCTGCTTCGGTCTGCTGCAAGCGTGTGTGCAGGTTGGTCGCCGGGTCCACCTCAAAGGCGGGGATTTCCGGTTGCGGCTGTGCGCGCTGCTGCATGGCCATCGCCAGTTGCTGCAAACGCTCGTTGCCTAGCCTTGTCTGCTCTTCCAGCTGTTGCATACGCTGGCGCAGTTCGCGGGCTTTGGCGCGCTCTTCGTGCAACGCTGCCAACGGGACTGTTTTGGTCGGCTTGTCTTCACTTGGCCCTGCGTCTGCGGCTGCTTCTGCGGGGGTCTCTGCCGTTTCCGATGTTGCGGCTTCGGGTGCCGTGGTTTCTTCAATGGGCTGGTCGCCCTGATTCTCAAAATACGCCTGTTCGCCAGCGTCGAGCGATGGGAGAGCTTCTGTGCTCATGGATTACCTCAGTTGATTTGCAGCGAGTAACGTCCGCTGCGCGACGGGTTACTGGAATGAAGGCGCCGCGATGCCTAAGCGGGCCTGCAATTCCTGTATGACGTTCGCCATGGCCTCGTTTTGGGCCTGCACTTCTTTCAGTTGTGCGTCTGCGTTGACCTTGCGGGACTCGCCTTGGAAGCCCGCCATGGTCGTTTGCGCCTGGGCTTCTTTCAGCCCTGCGGATGCGTTCTTGTCGCGTACATCGGCCTGCACACCCGCCATTTGCAACTGCGCCTGCATCTGGCCCATCTGCTGCTTTTGCGGGTCGTTCTGCGACTTGACAATCTGCGCCTTCCACTTCTCCGTGAGGCTGGATGGCAGGGGCATGTAATCCACCAATTCAGGCGGGATCGGCGTGCCCATCTTGGTCAGGACAGGCAGCATCTGCATCATCATCCCGAACACGCGCTCCTTGACGTTGTGCGAGGTCGGGGCCTCGTCCACGATCACGTCGTACTGCATGGTGTCGTCCTGACGCAGCAGAGGGATAAAGCGTTCCGTGCCGTCCTGCCCAGTGATGCGGATCAAGCGCCCGTCAGACAGATAGTTCTTGATGAAATCAGCGAGCAATCGGCCCTGATTCTTGCGATAGCGGCGCATCGAGTCGAACATCGATGACAGGATGGTGATACCGGCCTGCTTGCGTTGCGCTTCCAGATAGCCAGCCTGCTCGCGGTTCGCCATGCCAAGCTGCTCCAAGTTCACACCGGAAGAATCGCGGATGGAGCTGATGCTGAATTCCATCATGCGCTCAGGCCCCAGCGGCATCGGTGCTTGTGGCTTGGGTTGCACCTTGCCTTGCGACAAGGCTCCGTCATTGAATACAGTGATTGAATCGGCCTGCGCCCATCCTTCTTCCAGCTTGCGGATGTTGTCAACCGCGCCGTCTTCGATCATCAGCCCGCCCTTGGCGTTGCCGTTGATGATGTGCAGGATCTGCGAAAAGAACTTGTTAGCCCACCGCTGCGGGTCGGTCATCGGGCGCACAAGGCCGTAAAACACGTTCTTGTTGCGGTCGCGCTTGCCCGTCAGTGCGTTGAACGTGAAACCCACCTGGCTAGGGCACAGGCCCTTTTCCAGCACGGTAG